AGCGCTGCTTCTCTCTCTTTGATAATTCTAAAGTCAAAGCGTACGCCCTTAGCAGGAGCGCTCCATGAAGCAGGTTTAAATACTTCGCCCTTAAATGAAATAAAGGCAACAACCGAGGCATCAGAATATCCGCCCTCGCTATTAGGGTTCTGCTGTATTACCTTCCAATACTTTTTGCCTTCATTTAATCTAAATTTCATTAGGCGCTCAGTACCATTAGCAATGCCTGCTAGTTGCTCTGCTGCATAGGTTCGGCAATCCTCTCTGCCTGAAGGCGGGTTCTTAATGCTATTTTGGTGCATATTGATTCTATACTGTTTATAGTTTTCTGCTAGTGCTTCACAATACTGTAGAGCATATTGCTTCATTCTGTCCTTAAGCATAAGCATATCTTGCTCAAAGTTGATTGAATCAATAATTTCAGATAAAAGGGGCATAATTAGTGTTTTGTTTTTGTATGTCCTATTATGGCATTTTTATTTGTATAAGGCAAGGTATCGCAGCGCTATAGTAGACAGTTTACGAACTGGCACAAGGTCGGTTGCCTTTCTCTGGTGGCACCCTTATAATAGGGTTATACACAGCAGCGGAAGTACGCTCTCTAAAATCTTCGCCACTCAAGCAGCGCAATTTTAATTATGCTCAAATATGAAATTTCTTAATGTTTCCTACATGTTCGCTTTACAAAGTGGCACACAATGGGTTGCCAAAGTTTGTCAAGCAAATATTAATTTCTTAATGTTTCCTACATGTGCCAGTTAAGGAAGTGGCACAAGGCGGGTTGCCAATGCTCTGTCAAGTCTCATTGTGCCAGTTATAAAAGTGTCACAAGGCGTCTTAATGTTTCCTACATGTGACAGTTACCAAAGTGGCACATACCTGATTGCCAAAAGAGTTTTCCACAGGTAGGATATAAATTGTGGAAAAGTATTTGAGTTTTCCACAGCGCTGTGGATAAGTCTCTGGTATTGTGGAATACTGAATTGTTACAATTTATGAGGATTTGGGGATTTTGGGTTGACATTCGATACCTTACGCCCCAAGATAACAATAAAAACTACCATTAATTTGCTTCATATAAGGCACTTAATTGTACTCTTTAAATGTTACTTAGTGTCCTTTTAATTAACATTTATTGAATCGAGATAAAGAACAGAAGTATGTTTTTTTAACCATTTATTTAATAGTTAATCTAAACACATTCTATACTGAATCTATAACGAATCTATGTTAATTTCCCCCATAGATTTGCTCTGAAGCACGACAAGTTTCTGTCTTATTTGTAGCAATAACGAATGAATGTTACCACTATGTGAGCACCCATTGATACCACGATAACTTTGTAACTCTGAGAGTACTAACAATTTAATTAGACTCAATTCAGATTGACTAAACTCTGAATAGTATAACGAATTAAGATTGCTTTCAAGGGTCATAACTTTCCATGTCAAAATCTATTTGAAAATCATCTAGGGCGAAATCTGACACAGAATCACGACTATCCTCTGTGTCACTTAACCACTTGACGAATTGTTTAGCACTACGTTGTTTAACTTTCTTAGAGTTTGCTTTACTGACCACGATTAATATGCCTCCTCTGGTAGCACATTAACACTGGCAATTTCTCCCAGATTTTCTACATATAACTCTCGGACTCTCTCTCCGTTCTTATCATTTAAGTCGATAAGTTTGTTCCAGTTCCAGTTACTCGGAGCATTACCACTATTATTAACAGTAAAGTCTATTGTTACTCTATAACGACAAACTTTAGTTCCTGATTTTGTTTGAGAGTCCATGAGAATTGAGGCAGAATGTTTACATTTAAGTCTAACATTTATTTCTTTTACTGTCAACAACTACAAGATATTTCCCTTACTAATTGTTATTTAGTGGGGAAATTTTGTCAGGTTATGAGCACGATAGTATCCTTATTTTCGGCGGCGTTCGCCTCAAAGTGACTCGGATAATGAGAAACAAATAAAGACGAATAACTCTCTTATATGTTAATTAGTCAAGGCATTCTACCTCCCATTCGAGCAACTTTTCATCGCCAATTAGGGCATCATTAAGTATGTCATTAACCCATTTTCTTGGATTTTGATATGCCTTAACCTTGAAAGTTACTTCATAAGTTGATAGTTCTAAGGCGGGATTACTGGAATAAGTCATAATCAATTACATAAAAGAAGTAAGGGCATGAGGACGATTTGGTTCAAAATCAATAGACTTGATGCACCAACCTGTAGTATCTGAAATATGGTCAATTAGGTGTTCATCATCAAAAGCGTGCCATATACCTAAGGCATTATCTGTAATAAACTTTTGGTCATCTAATGGCATATCTCCCATAGAATCCGTAAAATCGAACTCAATAGAGGTTACAAGATAAGATTTAGTTTTCATAGTGATAAATCCTCGAATAATTCTTCAGTTAGTCTAATTGCTTCCAATTCTGATAATTGGGGATTTTCTTCTACTACTTGTTCATATAATGATTCAAGTAGTAATTCATTTTGTAAACAACTCATTTTTTTAAATCCTCCTTTAATAAAATTTCTAGTTTAGCATGAGTGGCACCTCTGCCCTCTGCTTTTGTGTCATTTTGCATAAGTGTCTGGAAATACCTTAGTTCACTTTTTGAAAATGGTGATGTGTATTTTTTCATAATTCACCTAGTCGTACATTTCAAAATTGGTCATAGCGTCATGTAACGCACTAAGTAAATCCGCAATATCCACTTTGTAATCTGTGAACTCGATTAAGTCAGTAAACTTTCTGACCAACTCATTATACTGTTGGTCATCACATACTGCTCTATCTTCCATATCAACAGTAATATATCTGAGTTTGTTTTGTAAACCCTTGATTTCTGCGATTGAAGTAGTGTTCATAAAACCTCTGTGTTTGTATAATACCATGATAGTCGAAATTCATCAAAAAGCAACGGGCACTTGTGCCACCTTGATTACTGGCACATTATCATCATAAACCACACCACACCCAAGTAGATTAGAAAAAACAACTTTATCTAAAAAGTTTTTATAGTGAGTTGCTCTATTACTGTTTACAACATAGGTTAGTAATTCATCTATCAAGAAATTAGTCTCATTACTGGTAGCATCAACTAAAAAGTCGTTTTTATAAACAACTTCCGCAAATTTCTCGCCATCAACTGTTAGAACTGTTGTTCGAGAGTCAACTGCTTTTACTTCCAATCCCATTTCTCTCACTTCGAGATATTTTCTCTGATTGAGAGCATCAAGTAGTCTCTTTTGAGTCTCATTGATAAACATTACTGTGATTCCTCCTTAGTTCCAAATAGGTTTGCATAATAGTCAACTTTGACATAATCTCGATTCAATACACATAGTTTGAATATGTATCCAAATATGTGTGAAAAATGATCTGATGTAAGTTCATCAAAATTCTGCCAATCTGTAACAGCAATTTGATTTTCTAAATCAGGTTGGTTATTCTTGAATGTAGGAGCACTCATAAAAGTGCCATTATCATCTAACCAAAAAGAGTGACCTAATAGGGCACTCTGTGTGTATAGTGGTTGGTAGTCGTACATTAACCTAACCTTTTGTATAAGTGAACAATTTTATCATCAATAGAGTTGATTCTGTCCATAACTGGAATACCGCCAATCAAATCTTCTTCCGCCGCTTCATCATCAGCGTAGCACTTGTATTCTTCAAGAGCAGCATCTATTGTATCCCACTCTGCTTGAGTGAAAAATGCCTTGATAGTTGCAAGTTGGTCATAACTGAAATCTCTTGTTAGAGTCATTTAAAAAACCTCTGTGTTTGTTGTATATACTAATGATAATCGAAAATTATCAAAAAGCAACCACCCTATGTGCCAGAGTTTATACTGGCACACTCAAATGGATTTTTGTCATCTACCCATTTAATATTGCCTTCTATGTTGAGAATATCAAAACAAATTTCGCATAGGCAATCTGCATGAGGCACGGCATCACGCCAACTGTAATCTTCTTCAATAGGACTATCCCAGTAATAATATAATTCTGGTTGATAATCTTGAATACAATGTTGAGAGTCTTTTGGATATTCCATAGACTCTCTGTGTGATTCATCAAAATTTCCACATCTATCACAATATGCCATTACTCTGCCTCCTGATATTCACTTGTATCTTGAATTGTAAATTCAATTCCCATACCATAATTACCAATATTTTCTAATTGGCAATTAGTTAAAGTATCATTCTTAAGAAAATAGAATGTCACTTCAGCATCATTATCGTATTCAGATAAGTAGTGTTTTAAGTCTGATAGTTTCATTTGATTTTGCTCCCAATTTGCTTTACAAACTTATTATAAAATTGTTCATCTAAAGTATATTTTACCTTAATGAACAATTCATTAAGTGCTTCAGATTCGCTACAATTAAATAACCAATCTGCCATGTCATTTGCTACATATTGTTGCAAATCTTCCATACTCATGCTATCAACAAGAGCATTAATGTATTTCTCTTTAATTTGCATTATTTGACCTCCTTTGCGGCACAAATAGCATCAAATAAGTTGTCAAATGTCTGTGGGTCAAAATCATCACTCTCATTGAGATAGTCGATAATTTCATCTTGAGAACACATGATATTGTACAAATGGTCATATTGACCTTGAGTGAGATTAATTTGAAGTTTCATTACACTGCCTCCAAATCAGATAGGAAACATTCTACTGTCTGAAATTCGTAGTCTGTAATCCAAGTTTTAACAACAGCATAATCGTTGCCTCTGTCCAATACAACGACATCGCCTTGTATGTCATCATGTATTTTGGATTGAACTTCAGTTCCAAGTTTGATGACACTAATGTCCTGACCAATTCTTAGAACATCTTTTTTACAAAGTTGTTTGTACTCTTCAATAGTCATAATTTCCAAATGTGTTTGTTATACTCTAATTATAGTCACTAGGGGCAATAAAGCAACAAGTGAGTGTGCCAGAGTTTATACTGGCACATCATAGGTTGCCTTATTGTTCAGAATATGCCAATACTGTTCATAGGTTAGAGTCTCTTCATTATCAGTATCCATATTCAATACTATATCGTATGGGTAAAAAGCATAATACTTAAAATGCTCATCTACATATTCTTTAATTTGTTGATACTTATTCATACATATCCTCTATATCAGGTAAATTAAAGTATTCAGCGGTATCTGTCCATAGTTCGCTATCCCAACCCGCCATTTCTTCAAATACACTTACTTGTCCAGTATCTCGGCGTATATTCTCAAAGTCAATATGTGTTTGCTCTGAGATAATCTCTCTCATTTGATCGGGCGTCAAGTTGTTTACATAGTCATCAACAAAACGTCTAACAACTTTGTCATACTCTCTCATTTCCATTATGTTTGCCATTAGTTTGCCTCCTCTACATTTTCGATAACTTCTTGAATAGTGTCTGTAAAGTATTCATCAAAATACTCTTCGATCTCAACCATAGCATCATTAAATGTTTGGTCATCTATCCATCTTTGCATATCGTCAGTAACATATATGACCAAATCTTTCATTGACATATTGTCAACAATTCGATCAACATAGTACTCTTTGAGAGCAGCAAACTGTTTGTCAGTTAGATTTTGTGCCTTAAGTAAGGCATCTTTGTTTGTTTTGTTCATGTCAATTAATGGAAAAATAGTGTGTCATTATCAGGATATTCTTGTAACTTAAGATGAGCAACTGCTGCTACCATAGTCCACACTTTTTGACCTGATAGTTTCTTATCGTCACAATGATAAGCAACTGTGTCCTCTAAAAGTTCGAGAACATCAGTTGATTCATTAAAGAGTTTTTCGTATTCTGTTGGATTCATAAGATGATGCTCCCACCATAAAGATTTTTGTCATAACCATACTTCAATACAAGTATGTCTCTCACTCTCTCTCTATCGAGTGAGTCGCCGTCGCCCCAAGTGAAATGCTCATCATTACGAGCAGTGATCTCATGTAAGTAGTCATAGATCGCTCCTAAAATGTCAACTTTAGAAACTCTCTTGCCTGTTTTCATGTGGTTCATAGGGTACAAAACGTCATCTACATCGCCATAGAAATCATTGACGTAATTTGTGAACTCAACTAACATATCATTGAGTTTTGTTGATGATTGACCTGAGTTCATAAAACCTCTGTGTTTGTTATATTCTAATGATAGTCGAATATGGCAATAAAGCAACGAGCAGATGTGCCAGTAATATAAGTGGCACACCTTTGATTGAATTGTTTACCATTCTGGTGTAGGTTGCTCCCATTGCTTGATTAACACTTTATCTAACTCAGCATATAATTTTCTGGCACATTCTGAATTGACTTTAACAATATCAATTTTCTTATCATCATTCTCAGAATAATAGAAATTGAGGCAATCAATTAAATGTTCCATCTGCTGTGGTGTAAAATCCATTTTATGCTCCTTGATACTGATTTACAATAATGTCCTCTATTTGAGCAAGTTGCTCATCATCAAGTAAATTAACTATGGCATCAAGCATATCATAGAAATTGGCATCATTACTTTCATAGAGAGCACATAACTCTGTAAAAACTGTAAGTGACTTGTCGCCTTTGTAATATGTCATTGTTGCCACCCGCCATTTACTTCTGGTTTAGTATCTGAAAAACCAACAACATAACTTGTTTCATTATCAGCAATGTCAGCAAGTCTGCCTAGTTTATGACGAATTTTTCTAAAGTTTACGTCAAATTCATCACTATATTTGTCAGTAATTCTGTTTGGCGTGGATAGGATTAACTTCAGCAGAGCATCACACTCTGCTGCTGTCAATTCATTCATTTCTTTTAACTGTTGTAAGTTCATGCTACTTTTAAGTCCTCGAAATTAGGATAGTCTGCTGGAATTGTTCTCTCATTATATGCTGGTTCATCAAGAAATCCTTTAGTTTCTTCATTCCAAAAATCAATAGAAATACAACGCCATTTGTTGTTTAATTCAAAGATGTAAGCAAACTCGCCACAGCACTTGTCTGTGTCAATAAGATACTCTTTTTCATCTTTGTGTAGTCTAGGAGCATTGTCCTCTAGTTTCTCGCCTCTCTCTGTGTAGTATAGAGGTCTGAACTCTTTTAGTTCATCATGCTCCCAATCTGAGTCAGTATAGCAACAACTCATGTTACCGCCATCAATTAGTTCAGCGATTGACTCTCTTGTATTATAGTGTTTGTTAAGTGTTACACCTAACCACTCTGGGTATCCGTCCCAGTGATGATATACTGATAGGATTGACCCATCTTCTAGTCTTAAACCTAGTCTTGAATTGGTTGACATAAAACCTCTGTGTTTGTATATTTGAATTATAGTCGCTCAGGGCAAGAAAGCAACGAGCGAGTGTGACAGTATTTCAACTGTCACAATGTAGCAGGGTCACTTGGCATACTGGTAGGAGCAAGTGTTAATGTGATATTCTCAAGAACAGCAGGGGCAAGTAAACTGCCATCAAATGAGCAACTGCCATCTTCATTCTTGTTTCCTAATTTATCACATAATGCCTGATTTACCATTTCATATAGAAATGTATCTGTCTTAGGATTATTGACAATATAGTCAATAACCTCTAGTGTTATGGCATCAGCAAGTTTGCCTATTGTTTCTTTAGATAATGTCAAGTTAGTTCTCCCTCCTCTGAAATTGAGTCTAGTTGAAAGTCATAGAACATATCGTCACGTTGATAATTACTATCTGGATAATGTCCTCTATTATATAAGGCAATCGCCTCTTCTTCGGTTTCAGCATCTATCTCAATATCAGCATAACCTGTAAACCTTTCTGTGATGATAAATCTTTTCATTAATACTTGCCTCCTGTGTTATTAATGTCTATGAAAGTGTCATCATCATCTGAAAAATAGTCATATAACTCATTAATATGAGTCTGCAAATCTAAGAGGCAATCGCCAATCGAAATACTTGAACCTTCCCAATCTTTTGGAATATCCATTAATGTTTTTGGTTCTTCTTCAAATTGACTTTTATCATATTCTTCTATGATGTCATTATTGATTGAATGACCCTTGATAGTTTCAACAACGTCATTAATGTTGAAAAGCATATTTGCCATGTAATCTCTGTTCATTTCTCTATCTCCAAAGAATCAATAAATGCAACACAATGCTCAGTAAATTTCTTCACATCAATAGGTGCTACTTTGTCATCTTCTTCGCCAATATAATAGAATTGGTTATTGATGTTTGAAATCAAAGTAAGAAGTGCTGTTTCGTTGTTTGTGTACATTCTACCAATCTCCGTTAGAATCAGCATAGCAATCTTCATTCCAATGCTCTGTCTCTTCTAGGATACCTATGTGTCTCATAATGCCATCATAGATTTCCATACCTGATCTTGACATTCTACCACATGAGTAATCCCAACCTAACTCGGTCAAGTTGTCAACGATAAACGAAAGTGAAACTTTTTTCATAAGTGTTTGTTTAATTGATATACTAATGATAATCGGGATAAATTAAAAAGCAACCACCCCATGTGCCACTATCTCAACTGGCACACTCTTTTGGATAGGTGCGATCATACCAACCATATTATAGAATGCTATGATTATTAAGTGTATCATGTGAGACTTACTTCTTTTTTCCATTCTTGTCTAGCATTGAAGTTAGCATAAGAGAATTGTTGACGTTTTACAAGTTTGAATGTACCATATTTGTTAGTCATCACATAACCCTCATGTTCATAAGGCATATTCTCAAATAAACATTGAACATTCTCTGTAGTAGTGATGCCTTCCATAAGTAATTCTTTTATCTCAATTATCATATTGTATAAGTGAAATAAGTTTCTGGAATATCCAGTATCATTTGCCAATTTATCAGCGTCAAGTTTTTGCCCTGATCTAATATAACTATTGATATTTATTTTTAATTGTGGAATATCGTCACTCTTAGGAAACTGTACAAATGGTATTACAGTTTTAGCAAGTGTGATAAGTAAACTTAATCTAAAATGTCTGTTAGATATTGATGCACTTGTATCAATAAAATGTACACCATAACTTTTAGACTCTCTGTAATGAAACTTAGCATCTAACTCTTGTATGGTAGCACCAATATACTGTGTATGAGTAGCAACAACAATATCGTCAATTACATCATCAAATTTATATGTAATTGTGTTTGGTGTATGGGTATCTGAACCACCATAACCAATAAAGTCGCCCTGATAAATGCCATCATTATGTGGCAATCTGTCAAGACATATATGTAGAATCGAAGCGACTCTAGGTGTATGTCCATGATTAGATTCAATATCAGTATGAGTATAGTTTATCTTGATTTTTCTCTTATTGAATACTGATTTAGTTCCTACAAAGAATTTGCCATTTTCTGGGTTAGTTCCATATACTATGGCGGGGGCGCCATCATATTTGACGGATACCTGACTCTGTTTAGTATCTAAAAACCTGATAGCATCAAGTGCTCCCTGCTTACCAGTAAGCACATGATCTTCAATGTGTTCCAAGTGTTTGTTCTTCATACTATCATTATAACACATGGCACTAGGTTTTCAACCATATAT